CCTTCTTTTTTATGGATAATAAGATGTCCTGGTTTTGTTCCCCACAATCTTAAAATTTTTGATGTTGGTCTAATCTCTGTTGGGTCATCTATTACCTCGTGATTTAAACCTTTACTTGTTGTTTCTGGTAATTCACCATCTTCAAAAATTCCATTACCAAGTATATTTTTTCCCATTGGTATTGGTTTAACTGGATCTGTCGTTGGGATAAATCTTTCACTTCCGTCTATTAAATGTTGATGTGATGTATCACTACCAGTAGCATCTATATCATTTTTTAGTAATTCATATTCAAGAAAAAAGTTTTTTATTCTATCTTCAATCTCAACTCCATCTGGTAATAATTCTTCTAAATCATTTTTAATTATTTTATCAACTTCAATCTCATCATAATTTTGTTGAAATACATCGACTGGGATAAGTTGATTTATAGAATCATCAGCAACCTTTTCACCATCTTCTCCTGTTACCTCTCTCAATACAACTGCACCATCTTCCCTTCGTGTAGTTGGAACATCTCCGTGTAACAACAATTCATTTATTTCTTGTTCTCTTTTGGATAAGTCTTTACCAGCATTAGTATATTTAGGATCAATTCTCCTATTACTTCTTCTGAAAGCTTTTCTTTTCTTTCTTCTTAAATATTTTTTAAATGGTATTGGCATTTATTATCTCTCTACTTTAAATGTAAAGTTATCATCATAAAAATTAACTACCTCATCTGGATTACCACTACCACTAACTGCTTTAATTAAAACACGATAGTATCTTTCTGGTTGTAATCCGTTCATCCATATATTAAAATAATTACTTGTCTTATCTGCACTTAACTTTGATTCATTACTGAAAGGAATAATTGTTTCCTCCGTAACTGTGTCTTTAATAGAATAGTAAGAACTTCCACTTGGTAAATAATGATGTTTAAACATTTCATATTTGCCAACAGTTGGACTATTTGTTCTATATCTATCACGAGTATAAACTCTAAATTTTACTTTTGATAATTCTTTAAATGTTCTACCTCTTCCTTTCATATAAACAACTGGGTCTTTTGTACTAATATCAATTACATTCATAGAAGCAGTAGTTTCCCATTTTGAATCATCCCATTTAAATTCCAATCTTGGTGGATATATTGTATGAGTATCTCTTGAAAAGAATGGTAATGTTCCAAGAGCGGCAGAACTTTGTTCATCTGAATCACTTCTTTTAACTATAAATCCTTCATTAACATAAGCTTGATTAAACCACTCCTTAAAAATATTTCCCACATCCATATTAACATCAGCAGATTCATATTCAAATGCTTGAGAAGATACAGAAGATGTAATCCAATTACCACCACCGTGTTTCATTGAACCATATGAAGATGTAGATTTATTTCCATATGAAGATGATACCCACATTGTTCCTCCATCATAATCTTTATAATGCCAACTAACTCCATCCTTTGTAATCGGTGAATGATATTTTTTACCCTTACCCATAGCCCAACTTCCAGAAAGAGGATATGCATTTAGTGTATAAGATATAGGTATCTCTGTTGGTCTTGCTGTAAATAATTTAAGACTGACAGATGTTCCTTCAGTAATTGTTGGAATCATATTACTATTCATAGATTTAGAAACTTCTGTTATATCAAACTTTAAAAGTATTCTTGAATTTTCTATACTATCGTAAGAAGGTGTTCCTATCGGTGTCTTTTTTTCCAACTCAATTATTTCATCAAGACCAGTATTCTTCTTATATGAATCCTTATAGTCATCACTATAAATTGTAGCGTCTTTATTTGCATAAATATAATAATACATCTATCCCTCCTGTACCTTTCCTTTAATATCTTGATTGGGAAATCTTACTTCAAATATAGATGGGTCCATTGAAGGATATAAAATTTTATTTCTCATAGCTTCATCTATATCATATATGTTTCCTGAATATCCAAGATTCTCATCCCACAAATTTTTAACAATAACATCAGTTACTGTTTGAACACCCTCTACTAATCCAAGTTCATATATTAAATCTGCAATTGAGATTGGTTGATTAATTTGCCAATTATCTATTTCAAAAAAGTCTTTTATTGTTTTAACACATTTCAATAAAACCTCTCTTTTATTAAATCCTCTCATCGTTATGATTTCAAAATCTACACCAACATTAATAATATATGCATTTTTAATATTAATAGCATCTGTTATCATTCTATACTGTCCAAGATATTGTTTAAGGTTTTCTTTAACAGCTGGACTTAATGGAATTAATTTTTTATCACCATCATAACCAAGTGTATATAAATTTAATGCCAGTGGATTTGGAATATACGATGTAGGTAATTTATTTGTTCTATCATCATCACCATTTTTTCTCTTTTGTTTATCTTTCTCATCTTCCACTAAATCTGACTTTGTATATCCACTCTGATTTAATTGTTCATCTTGAACAATATAAGCCTTTGCAACACTACCGTATTTAGGTGGCATTGAATATGTTCTAACAATATAATCTTCTTTTGTTACACATCTATTTTGAGATGCAAAATAAGCAAGTGCATTATTTCTAATTTCTTCTAATGTTTCTGAACTTCTACCACCAGTTGCTGGTTCTACATTTATACATGCTAATGAATTTTTAGATGTTGTTAGTGGTCCAGAATCCAATCCTTCCTCATCAATTGATATATCACTACTTTGTATTTCTGTCAATTCATTTGCTTGGATATTAGTATGAACTCCACCACCATAAGAATATTTTACGGTTAAAACTACATTATTAGGAACTTGACCATAAGTTTTTGTCTTTAAAAAATTAGACGGGTCAAATGCATTATTTAATAAATTAACTTGTGTTCCTAATGATTCTTTTGCTATATTTGAAGGATTTGGAATAATCACTTCATCTGGGTCACTTGATACACCAGCACCAAATTGAAGTTCTGTTTTATTATCATCTCTAACCCTCTTGATAAATCTTCTTGGAGTCTTTCTTAATTTTATCATATAAGGTGCAGTATCATTATATTGTGAAAGCTCTGGATTATTTTGTGCAGTATTTTCTATATCTACAAATACAGTATCTTGTGCCAAATAAGGAACTTCATACCATTTGTTTCCATTTGAATCAGTTACACTAATTATCTCGATAACATCTTCCAACTCTAATAATATTTTTGCATATTTTTGTGGGTCAGTAAATGTAAATGTTTGTTCTTTAATTTGTCCAGCTATAACTTGTGCTGATTTTTTAAGTAAATATCTCTGTGGTTCAAGTGTCGTAGTATCATATTCATATACACTAACTTCCATAGGGTCAAAGGAACTTGAAAATTTAAAATTAACATCTTCTACTGTTCTGAAAATTAATTCAGGTTTATCCTTTGGAGTGATTAACATATTTTCCTTGACAACCATTCCATATCTTAAATCGGGTTTCCAATTATCACCACTTCCAATACTGGGAACAATAGTAAAAACATCTATATTAGTAGAAGCACCAACTGATGTTTTTGGTGTATATCCAAATGATTGGGCTAGAGCTATTACATTCTTTCTCTCTTCAGCCTGTCCTAACAACATTTCTTTAAACTGTGAATCAATATAATATGATAACACATCACCAACATATGCTGCCATTTCAATAAACATCATACCAGGAGATGATTCATTGAAGTCATTATATGAATTTGGAAAATATATTTTTGCAAAATCCATTAAAGATTTTCTAAAACTTGCAAAATCCTTATTTAAATATCTTACTTCTTTACGAACATCTTGTCTTCCTGCTATTGCCATTCTAATTCTCCGTTATTATTTTTTAACAGAATTATAAATCTGTTTACTTGTTTTGCCACTTAAAGGATTATAATTATCTGAAACTATATTTGCTGATTCTACTACAACACTACTTCCAGCCTCTCCCCTAAATGTTATTTCCATATGTGTTTCTGGGTCACTTTCTATTGATATTGTTAATGATACTCTTATAGTAGCACTACTATTAGGGTCATTTGGGTCAAGTCCATCAGTTACTTCCAAATTTTCTATATTAACATATGGTAACCACTCTTCAATGGATTCAGAAATTGAATCTGTTATAAACTCAATCACACCTTCATCAAATTGTTCAAATAAATATTCGTGTAACTTTGAACCAAATGTAGGCTGCATATATCTTTCACCTGGTATAGTTAATATCAGATTAATAACATTAGATGATACTTGTTCTATTGTTGTATATGTCTGACGGAAATATCCATTCGGACCTACTTCAATAGGTAACGATATACCAACTGCAACATCTTTATCTAAATCTATTGGTAATGGCATCTTACTTTACTCCACCTTTTTTCTTTTCCATAGCTTTCATTACTGCACTATAATCTTTTGTTATTGCATTTTTAACTTCTTCTGGAACTTTTTCAGAAGGAACACCCATTTGTTGTATAGTTTCTTCTGCTCTATTAGACTCTACTCCTTGATTTCCATAACCCATCAAAGACGCCATAGATGCTCTATCAAAAGTTTTACCACTCATTGTAGGATACTCTTCGTGTCCTTCACCTTGTGGAATACCACCTCTTGTTTCATTCAATATCTTATTCAATACTGGATCTTTTGCAAGTTGTTCCGTTTTAGTCTTAACAACTTTTTTTGTTTCTTTAACAAGTGGTTTTGTCCTTAAAGATTTAAATACTTCTGTAAGTTCTTTCTTTAATGATTTCTGAACTTCTTCTTTAACTACCACTCGTATTATT